GACTGCGGACTGTTGGTCATCTTTTCGGTGTGAACACAGCGCACGTAAGTAGGTGTAATGTAATGGTGGTGCTCCACTAGTAAGTATGTAACATGAGAGTAAACCACTGTTGGTTAGCTGACTTGGCAAGAAGCCAGCGCTAGTTCGTGGAGTAGGACGTGTGTGGATCAAAAACCTAATTGTTGGTTCTTTCCGTTTCGGCGGTGTGCCCCCCCCCATTCCGGGCACAAGTTAGTCCACACAACAGTAGTAGTGAACAGTCGTTGCAGTCTCGTTAACTGCCTCGATGTCCGGGCTTTGTAAGGGCCTGGAGTTGGACACTTCTTACTGGCGTGTATGCACTTTTGTGTGCTACCTCACTCTGCGCTCTAGTCAAGCCCCGCACCGTACGGTAACACGGCCAAGGACCACAGCTTCAGGGCTGCCCAGCGGGCACCGTACCGCTTGGCGAACTGGGAAAGGGCTGTGGGACTTTTTTGTAAGTCACCATGCGCTGGCCGCGGCCGACCCATGAACCATGACTTCAAATTCGGGCACCGGCTCCTGCCCCAACCAAAGGAGCCAAGGGTGGCGTGTGTGTGTTCAGGGACCGAATGGGCTTGAGTGGGAGGACATGAGCGACGATCGCCAACGGCTTTCTGTCGCTGTGCCCTCCTACCAGGCACCACCGGTTCCTTCTTCCTCTGGTGTGGCGTCCTCCAGCGCTGTCGGTTCGCCGATGGAGCTGGACATGCCGCCACCCACGGGTGTTCCGACACCCCCACCTCGTCTTCTCGGGTGGTCTGGTCTTACTGAGTCAATGGCCAGGCTCATCCTCACTGAAGCACTGCGACCCAACCCTGTCCCGAGCGCCCCCCCCGCACTCGACCAAGGGATTAGCAGCAGCCTAAGTGACATCCTCCCCGACTTTGGTCCAGCACCGGGTACGAGCTCAGTTCCACGAGCCGTGGTCGAAGCCGCAGGACCAGTCGGAGTTGTGCCAGGATGTGGCGCCAATACAGGGCCCCTAGCGAGAGGGGCTCTTGAGGCTGCCGGCGATGGGTTTATGGAAGGGTACTTTCGCCATCTTCTCTTCGGTGACGATAGTGCTCTCCCTCCCCCACCTGCCGCACCTGGAGCACACGAACCACCCACCGCATTCTACGGAGTGTCGGTTGGCCGTCAACCTGGTGTTTATAGCTGTTTTGCGGCAGCTACTGCCCAGGTCACAGGCTACAGAGGAGGCTGCATGAAGAAGTTTAAGACCCTCACACAAGCAAGAGAGTTTGTAGAGGGCGTCTTGCCTCCTTTTCCTACGACAGGCCATCAAAAGTGTGAGTTGTACACTGTCCGCTATCCCATACCAGATGACTCCTCTTCTGGTAGTGAGGCCGCATGTCACATGGACGGTGTTTTCACTTCTTACACAAAGGCTCGCGCAATGGCAGAACTTGGGTGTGGTACTGTCTGGAGGAAGCACTCCTCACTGCGCGATGCTCTCCTTGAAGTCCCCCGATGTGACAGGTGTCTCAAGCACAGCAATGTGATGATGTCACCCTGTACGCATTGGAAGCGCTACTGGGCTATGTCAGCCGGTGGTGGTGAGTGGGTTGGAATCGCTGATTCTGAGCAGGGCAAAGCTGCCATCGTGGACCAAGTGTCACGGTTTGGCTTTCACAGCTACACCTGCTTTGAGTACACCAGTTTCGAATTGGCTCTTGAGTCTGTCGGACTGTGTGAGCGGTGCTGGACCCGCTTCAATGAGCTTGTGAGACAGTGTGTGCACAAGAACCCTGGACCGTGCACTACTGAGCGGGCTTGGTTACCGTACCAAGAACTCACAAGACAAGGTGTCCACAAAAATCCTGGGCCTCCAAAGAAGGACAAGGGACGCCTACCAAACGAGGACAAGATGATTCATGGTCTCGAGCTTGCCGTTCGCGAACTCTATCTTTACGACTACAATGCATGGAATACCAATTGGATTGACGGCCAGCACCGTATTGGCCGCATCCAGGAGTTTTCAGAGCAGAGACCATTGGACCTGAAGAAGATCAAGATGCCAGTTTTTACAACGACAAGGGTCAAAGGGCCCGGCGTCTTGAAGGGTGTTGATCTCAATGACAACATGCCGGAAAACTTCTGTGTTCTCGAAAAACACCGGGCCGTGTTCTACACTCTTGACGTCAAGAATTGGGTCCCCAAGCCTGATCTGCCCGTCATTGAGAACACGAGTGACAGCGAAGAAGAAGTTCACTATGACGTGGGTGGCCCATGTGTGGCTCCCGCTCAGCCCAGTGTTCCCGCTGATGGTGGTGTATCTGCCCCACACCCCGCACCCGCCGTTGGAGCGGTGGCTGGTCCTGTTTTGGTTATCGCTAGCAACCCGCAGCGTGCACCACGACAACCCATGCCACGAAGGCCGAAAACGCTTGTAGAAATGCACTGTCAAGCAATCGATGCCTTATCAAACAACCGCTTCTTCGTGCTTCCAAGGGTCGCAAGTGCTGCGACCGTTGTCGGGCCAATACCGAGGAGCTCATGGCGTAAGACAACAGGACGCCTTAGAAGCGACACGCGCCCAGATGACGATGATGCACTACTTGACTCGGCCATTAGAGTCAACCAACTTGTTGGTATCATTGAGGCCGAGTCCAAGGCACGAGCGCGGCTCATCGAGCACGAATTCGAGGTGTTCAGAGCTGCTGTAGTCGGCGGTTTAGCGACACTTGGCATTGCTCCAATAGCGCTTGACCACTCTCAAGGGCGGTTCATGATTGCCGAGTTTGTGGCACGTGATCAAGTCTCTTTCGATGAGAATGTTGACCGTGTCCATCTCACCTGTGTTGCTCAGAGGTTTAAGCAATTGCACGCCACCGTCATGTGCATTGCAGGCGAAGGAGGTTATTCTAATGTTCACGGACACAGGACTTACTCACCCGAGGAAGTTGACATGCCCGACTACTATGATCCTCCGACGACCATCTTGCCTCACTGCCGAGTTGAACACCTTGCGCCGCAGAACATTGTGCCTTACGTGCCGCTCAATTTGGATGAGTGGCTTTTCCGCCCAACGAACGTCCACAGAAACGTTCTTGAGGCTCAAGCTCGCCTTGGTACGATGGCAGCCGGTATGGGTCTACTAGCACCAGAGGAAGCATTGGCAGCATACACAGACGCTGCTCGCGCTGCTAGGGCCGACTGCCGCCTGACGAGGCCAGAAGACACGACCAGAGTGTGTTTAGGACTACTGAACTTGATGGGTGGACATGGATTTTGTCGCAACCCCAGGTGCGCTTTTTGTTTCCCACAGTCCTTGGAACACATCATGGATTGGGAGATCGGTGGACCTTGTCCCGAGGTTAATGGGAGTGTCAATGACCCGGCACCCCCGATTCTTCCCAACCGTCTTACCGTGTGGCTCGACACTGATGTGCTTAAAGAAGCTAAATACGGGCTGGCTGCTTACGCCAACCTGAGGCACACAGTCGGTATTTTTGACACATCTCGAGCAGGTCTCACTGCCCTCATTTCACAACACATCTTTTCGACGCGCCGCCTTGTTGCGATTGCCGTCGGTGTCCCTGAGAGGCTATTACAAGACCTGCCCGTTGATTTCATCATTCCGAGTCCCAAAGTTGACCTGTTTCCAGAAGACAGGATGATGGTGACTTTCGTCGATGCCATGATCGCAACTGAGCAGGGGAAAGGGGTTGCACTGAGAGGGGTGCTCTGCACAGTCAAGTTTCCAGTGACTGTGTGTCGCAGCGCCACTTGGTCAGCCTACAAGCACCCTGTCCTTGTGGTCAAAGACGGGAAGACCAAAGTGGTCATGTCAGAGCAGCTCCTTCCAGCTTTAGTGCCAGATGGGGAGGTCCTCACTTCCAATGGGTTCTATTTCAGGTTGAACCCCGATGGCACCAACACCCCGATGTTTGCACGACAGAGCGTCAATTATGGTGAGCACCACCTTGTGCTTAACACCATTCGAGATTCAAACGGGGTGAAGCTCATCAACCCAGTCAAGCACTATGACGTCGTTGTCAAGCGCAACTTGACTGAGGCAACCATCATTTACACCCGCTCAACGGCCTGGGAACGGGGCATCAATCTTACCGTGCCCAAATTTCCAGTGCCCATCTCAACCGACCACTTGCGGTGTATGTTTGGTGAACTCTTTCCGTGGTTTGGACGCGATCTGCAGTTCTTAAGCGTCGACCACCAGCTTGTGTTGCCCTATCCACCTGTTCAGTCACTTGGGTCGACTTACATCGACTTCTCGGACCTGAAGATGACTAGCTCCAGCATTCACTGCCAAGTGCCGAGTGCTGTTAAAGCCAAGGTGATGCCGGGCATCCTTTCAACCACTACCGAGCGCAACCTGCAGAAGTCAACCCAATACCAGACCAGCATGCAAAGACTGGCTGATGAGTTGTGTGCGCTTGACGTCAATCCTGAGCACGTAGCAAACGCTTCGGCTGCTGTTTATGCTCAGTGCGTGAAGGAAAAATTCTCGTCCATGAAACTCATTGAGGACGTCTTCACGAACATGGGGGATCTCTTTCCCCCATCTCTTCCCCACTCATAGGTACGCAAGGGTTATCGCGACATTCACCAAGCCATTAGTTTGAACCAACATGACCCCGCTGGTTTAGACTCGATGCTTTACTTCAACATGGGGGCTTCTTGTTTAGCACCGACTGGTGTCCATTACTTTCCATATTACACGACTCATGCTATTGGACTACCAGAACTGACTGCAGACAAGTTGCTTCCTCTCGAGGATGGTGATATCGCGATGGTCACTTGCTCCTACTGTGGGCGCTCATTCCAGGGATTAGTGAGGCACGATGTTTGCCTGACATGTCTGAAGAGTAAGAAACTTTTCCTTGGTCTTAAGCCCGGAAGTAGTGTATCATTTTCTAGGCGTGAGCGCGCCAATAAAGAAAACTACGTTGGGCTCAGCATTTATGGTCCTGTTGTCGGAGCACGTGCGTATGGCATTTATGCAAGTTCGAGGGTGAATGAGACTCGTTCAATCGCGGGGCGTCAAACCGCCCCCACACCACCACCGAACAGACGCACATGGAAGTCTTTTGAAAAGTGGATCTTCTCTCAGATCGACGACATCTTCCCTAGTCTAACTCCTGGGTGTTGTAGCCCAGGTGACGATCTTGATGAAAGGTTTGCTCAGTGGAACACAGGTTTTCCAAAAGGGACAATCAAGGCTAACGAAGTCGCCTGGAGTTTCGTAAGGCGGCATCCCCTGACCGAGAGATTGCTATCTAAGTCTCTCATTGTCAAGATGTTCCAAAAAAGAGAGAAGGCGGACGGGTGCGACATGGCGTGTGCAACCACTACTGCATCTCCACGGTGCATAAGTGCTTGGCCACCACGAGCCAATGTTGCAACAGGTTTGCCTATCAAGGAGTTCACTGATCGTGTGACCAGGGATTGGAGCGACCACACTCGCTCTGTTGGTAACCCAAGCATTTGTTACCCTTCTCACATGAACCTTGAACAACTCTCTAGTTGGTTTACCAGTGTCCTGAACAACACAGCGCGTGGTTGGATTGGCTACGAAGACGACTTCACACTTTATGACTCGTCGCAGAACGAGATGGCCCATGCATTCATGATGAAATTGTATGAACGTGCGGGTTTATTTGGTTACCCGTGGTTTGAGCAAATTCGCAAGGGCCAAGGGGGTTGTTGTTTTGGGCGCGGCAGACATGGGACTCAGTACATCGACTATTGTACTCTCAAGTCTGGCAGCGCTGACACCTCCCTCATGAACACTGTCATTAACTGTTTGTCACACTATTACTCTATTGCATGCACCAATCTTGTTGACGGCGTACCCTTGTCCTTCAAGGCAGTCGCAGCTAAAGTGGTCATGATGATACTTGGTGATGACAATGGCATGATGGTAGCGCCTGATATTGATATGTCGGGCGTCACGACAGTTTTGTGTGAGCTAGGTTACATGTCAAAGCTCAAACGTCGTGACAAGTGTGAGGATATCGTGTTCCTAAGTAACAGCTTTATTGAGATCGAGCCCAATGTTTGGAGGGCCGTTCCCAATCCTCTTAAGCTGTTTGGCAAGTGGGGCTACGCCACAGACCCACAGCCCGACCCAATGTCATGGGTCAACCAGGTTGCCAAAGCTTTCCTCCCAGCTCTGTCTCCACTCACCATTGGACACAAAGCGTGTTCTCACCTCATCAAAGTGTCTGGTTCCCGCCTCACTAATGGCGGCGTTAATAAGAACCGCACGGTAAGGTTTGAACCGACATTCAACGTGCAACGCAGCCTTAACTGGAAGTATAGGCTGTGGGCCGACACAGAGATCGCCCCGACAGAGTTTGCTGACCGGAGCTACTGTCGGAAGTTTGAACTTGACTATGAGTCACAGTACCTGCCCATGGTAGAACAGTTGTGCTCTTACTCGAGGTTGCCCTGCAACCTCAGTTTTGACCACATCAACTACCATGTGAAGAGGTGCAGCTGAGGTCAGTTGGTGGCTGCCAGTGAAAACATTAGCCACCTATTTCTAACCCTGACCCACGCTTCCGGTCTGGG